TATCGCGATGATGATCGCTGGGTGTACCGCGACGGCAAGCGCTATCGCAAATTGAGCCGGGACCGCGACGACTATCGCCGCTATGATGACCGCCGCGACCGTGGCCGCTATTCCCGCGATGATGACGATGACGACGACCGCTATGAAGGTCGGCGCGGATCGGGGCGCGATGATGACGATGACGACGACTGAGGTTCACCGCGGGGAATAAAATAACCGTATAGGTAAAAATATATTGACAGCGCGACGCTCTTTGGTTAGAGTTAGGCATAGTCGAAAATAGTGATTCGCAGACACGGGCCGTTCCGGCCGCTGCGATCAGCCACACAGGGCTGGAGAGCAATCTCCGGCCCTTTTGTTTTGCGCGAAAGGAATATGTCATGACGAAGCGTAAAGCTGAGGCACCGGGTAAGCGTTTGAATTCGAGCACGCGTCGGCGCTTTCTCGACCATCTCGCCGAAACCGCCAATGTTTCCGCATCGGCCAAAGTTGCCGGGATTAGCAGCAGCTCGGCCTATGCCGAACGACGCCGGTTGCCCGGCTTTCGCGAACTGTGGGCAAGCGCATTGGCCGAGGGCTATGCGCGGCTGGAAACCGACTTGCTCGCCGAGGCCTTACAGTCGGCCAATGCGAATATTACCGACGGTACGCTCAAGGCGCGGGCTCAAAAGCACCGGTTGGGAATTGCCTTGCTGAATGCGCACCGGACTTCGGTAAAGGGCGGCATTACGAACAATATCCCGGTGGCGGCGACGTTGGACCTGCCGACGCTGAAGGCGCAGCTTATCCTGAAGCTAACCCAGATGCGCGAGCGTGCGGGTCTGCCGCTTGATCAAATTGCGCCGCCCGGCAACGGAGGAGTGGATGCAGAAATTTAACGCGCAGGCATTGCTGGCGATGCCGCATGACCAGATGGTCAAGCGGGTCATGTCCTGGAACCGGCCGAAATTTGCTGACACGCAGAAATGGGATTTCTGGCAGCGCGATGACCAAGCCGAGCCGCAAGCGGATTGGCGTGTCTGGCTAGTAATGGCCGGACGTGGTTACGGCAAAACACGGATGGGCGCAGAATGGATAAGCAATCTTGCAGCAATGCATTCAGGTGCCCGTTTCGCACTGGTCGGCGCGACGCTCAATGAAGCGCGGCAGGTGATGGTTGAGGGCGAAAGCGGTATATTGTCGCTGCCCTTTGCCAAGCAGCCCGAATGGGAGCCAAGCCTGCGCCGCATCACATGGCGCAATGGAGCGGTGGCGACACTCTATTCGGCAGCGGAACCAGAATCTCTGCGCGGACCACAGCATGATTTTGCATGGGCCGACGAAATCGCCAAATGGCCGTGCGGGGTGGCGGCATGGGATAATCTGATGCTCGGGCTTCGGTTGGGCGCTGCGCCGCGGGTAATGGCAACGACCACGCCGCGTCCCGTGCCGCTGGTGCGGCGGCTGTTTAACGAAAATAATGTTGCCAAAACAAGGGGCCGGACGGCCGATAATGAAATGAACTTGCCGCGTGATTATGTGGAAGGTGTCAGGGCGGCATATGCAGGAACGCGCTGGGGCAGGCAGGAGCTGGACGGAGAACTGATCGAAGATGTCGCCGGGGCCTTGTGGAGCCGTGATCTGCTGGAGCGTCAAAGAGCTGGCACCGCGCCCGAATTGAAACGCATTGTCATCGGCGTCGATCCGCCGGTTTCGGCGCATGGCGACGCCTGCGGGATAGTTGCGGTAGGGCTTGGCGAAGATGGCAAAGCCTATGTTCTTGCCGACCATAGCGTATCGGGTGCATCGCCCGAAGGCTGGGCCCGCGCTGTGGCGGCTGCGGTCGAGATATGGAATGCAGACCGCGTCGTTGCCGAGGACAATCAGGGCGGCAACATGGTGGAGAGCACACTGCGTGCGGCTGATCTGGCAATGCCGGTGAAGCGCGTCCATGCGAGCAGAGGCAAGTCGGCGCGGGCGGAGCCGGTGGCGGCGCTGTATGAGGCTGGCCGCGCCTTCCACGTCGGCGCGTTTCCCGAGCTTGAGGATCAGATGTGCGGACTGATTTCGGGCGGTGGTTATGAAGGCCCGGGGCGTTCGCCGGACAGAGCGGATGCTTTGGTCTGGGCGATGACGGAGTTGATGCTGGGCAGGGCAGCGAGGGTACCGCGGGTTTCGGTTTTGTAGAGGAAAATACATGAACATCTTCGGTTGGAAATCGACCGGGCGCAGCTTGCTGCGTCCGGCAAAAGCGCGTGTGCAGCAGGATCGGCTCTCGGGCATCCGCAACTATGGTCAGGCGGCGCTGGGCGAATGGCCGCGTAATTATGAGGCGCAGATGCGTGAGTTGTATCTACCCAATGCCATAGCACAACGCGCGGTGCGGTTGGTGGCGGAGGGGCTGGCGTCCGCGCCTTTAACCTCGACCGACGCGCAAGCGCTGGCACTGGTCAGGGCGACTTCGGGCGGGCAGGCGTTGATCGAAACTGTCGCTGCCCATCTGCTGCTGCATGGTAATGCTTATATCGAGATATTGTCCGGTATCGATGGCCGTCCGTGCGAGTTGTTTGCGTTGCGGCCCGAGCGCGTCACCATTGAGGCCGATATGCGCGGTTGGCCGGTGGCCTTTGTTTACAAAGCGGGCGAGGTCGCGAGCCGCTTGCCTGCCGACAGCGTCATCCATATTCGCTCAATGCACCCGCTCGACGACCATTATGGCTTGGGCTGTCTGGGTGCGGCGTCGGGGGCGTTGGCGATCCACAATGCGGCGACGAAATGGAACAAGGCGCTGCTCGACAATGCGGCGCGGCCTTCGGGAGCTTTGGTCTATGAGGCAGGCGAAACAGGAACCTTGTCCGGGGAGCAATTCGGACGGTTGAAGGAAGAACTGGCCGCGAGTTTTCAGGGTGCGGGCAATGCTGGACGACCGATGCTACTTGAGGGCGGGCTGCGCTGGCAGGCAATGGCGCTGACCCCGGCGGAGATGGATTTTGCCGGGTTGAAAGAGGCTGCGGCGCGCGAGATCGCGTTGGCGTTCGGGGTGCCGCCAGTGCTGCTTGGATTGCCGGGCGATGCGACCTATGCCAACTATCGCGAGGCCAATCGGGCGTTGTGGAGCCAGGGAATACTGCCGCTGGCGCGCAAGCTGCTCGATGCGTTGGCCGAAGGGTTGCGGCCCTGGTTCGAAGGGTTGGAATTCGGGATCGACCTTGATGCCGTTCCGGCGCTGGCCGAAGACCGCGAGCGGATGTGGGCGCAGGTCGGGGCTGCAGACTTTTTGACGACTGAGGAGAAAAGGGCGGCGGTAGGTCTTGCCCCAGTTTTGCAACCAGCACAGACGTCGAACAAAACAGGTACGATCGAATTCAAGTTCAACCCTTGGCACGACACTGAAAACGGCCAATTCACATTTGAAGGTCAGGGTCAACGTTTTGCGGGTGGCGGTGGAAGTTTTGGCGGCGGAGGTGCGTCGGGAAAATGGAACAAGCCGAAGCGTGCTCCGCAGCCAAAAGTCTATGGCAGTGAGCATTCGGGCAACGCTGGAGGCGGCTTGCGAAGCGGACCTAATCCGACGAAGCCTCTGATCAGACCGGTCGTAAAACCGTTAGCAAGACCGATAGCAAAGCCATTACCGTCGCCTCGTGAAGTTGTTACGCCGACTGCGCCGAAGGCGATCAGCGTAATTCTTGCAAAACCGGAACTGTCACTTCGGAAGATATCGGCTGGCGGATATCAGTTCGAAGCCGATTCTCGAGACCGGACGGTGCGCGCATATGGCGAGCTTCGTTTGCAAGCTGATCAACCACGGTCGCGCTCCGCACAAGATAACGCTGGCAAACCAAATCGGGAACCTAAGGATCATGGCGGTCATTACATTGCCCGCGAATTTGGCGGACCCGAAATTAGCTACAATCATTTTGCCCAGAACGCACGTTTTAACACCAGCGATTATCGCAAGCTCGAAAACGAATGGAAAAGAGAGTTAAAGGCAGGCAGAAAAGTCAGAGTCGATGTTCACTCAATATATGCAGGGACTTCGCGGCGACCGGATCGGATAAACGTCACATACTTTGTGGGCGGGAAGTACAAATTTCGTTTTTTCCCAAACGACAAATAAGGAAGTGAGCATGACGAACGCAGAAGCTGGTAATATTCTCAATGCTATCGGGCAGCATATTACAGACATCATCGGCAAAGTGCCGGAAGATATATACGTTTTCATTGAAGCGGGTGATCGGTGGCAAGGGAGCGCGGTTTTCGAAAATCTTGACGAACGTGTCGTTTGCCACCCTCCCAGCGACGAACTGATCGACGAAATAGGACGCCTTTGGGAAGCGGTCGAACCGGATAAAAAATGGTCTATTATCCATTACGACATCAAAGATGGCAGGTTCGATGCCAAGTTTCTGTACACTGCCGATTTGGAGCATGATCCTTTCGAATACGACTATCGGCAGGATGCGCTGGATGCCCGCTATGGCGACAAACCCATCATTTATCCGCCGATGGATGATGGCGACTGGCATGAATTGACCGAGGACGACCTGCCTAAAGACGACGAAAGCAACCCAGCCTAGCCGTTATCACACTTCCAACGCGAATAGTCCCATTCGCCGCCATATTCGGTGCAGCGGCTAACACCTTCGTTTTGGAGCAGCCAATAGCCGCCGGCTACCAGCAGGATGATGCACAAGGTCATGAAGATCCATCGGCCCATGCCTGTGGACATAGCCCATTTCCGGGCGATTGAAATAGAGGAATTGTCGATGCTCGACGGAAATCTGCAAGGTCTGCTGGAGCAGGCCTCCGAAACAGGTGCGCAGCGCGCGCTGGCGCGGCTGGGGTTGGACGACCCCAATGCCGCAAAAGATATGGGAGAGCTGCGCGAGTTGCTGTCGGCCTGGCGCGATGCAAAGCGGTCGGCGCGTAAGGCGGCGATTGGCTGGGTGGTGCGGATGGCGCTCGCTTTGTTGCTGATCGGGCTGGCGGTAAAGCTCGGCCTGCCGGGGCTGGTGCTGAAATGAGGATGGCCGGATATGCCGCCATTTTCGATGCGCCGGACCGGGGCGGCGATATTGTCCGCAAGGGGGCGTTTGCGCGGGCCGCAAAGGCTGGGCTGCCGTTGCTATGGCAGCACGATACCAGCCGCCGGATCGGATTTGTCGAGAGCCTTAGCGAAGATGAGCGCGGTTTGCGCGTCATTGCGCAGATTGACGATGACGCCGCGCCGGTGCGGGCGGGCGCCGGGCTTTCCTTCGGCTATCCCGGTGCCGGTTGATACCGGCGCGGCGATTGCCGATCAGGCCACGGCTCTAATTGGCACGCCATTCCTGTTGCACGGGCGAGAACCCAGCGTCGGGATTGATTGCGTTGGTCTAGTCGCGTTGTCTTTGGAATGCACCGGCAGATTGTTTGAAATACCACGTGAATACGCACTGCGCGGTAGCTATTTCGAACGGGCAGTTCGCTTTTTTGATATTGAGTTTTTCCACCATCTGTCAGGCGAAAGCGCGCAACCGGGCGACATATTGCTTTGCCAACCTGCGATCAGGCAGCTGCATTTTGCCGTTATTACGTCGCGCGGTTTTGTCCACGCCCATGCAGGATTACGGCGGGTTGTTCTGACGCCGCAACCGTTCCCTTGGCCGGCTATTGGCCATTGGCGTTATATCGGAGATTGAAATGGCGACATTGGTACTAACCGCAGTCGGCTCAGCGATTGGCGGGCCGGTCGGCGGAGCCATCGGCGCGATAATTGGTCAGCAAATCGATGCGGCGATTTTTGCCCCGAAGCTACGGCAAGGGCCGCGGCTGAAAGAGCTGGAGGTTCAGACCTCAAGCTATGGCAGTCAAATTCCGGCGATTTTTGGATCGATGCGGGTTGCTGGGACAGTTATTTGGGCAACCGACCTAGTCGAACGTCGGGCAAAAAGCGGCGGGGGGAAAGGCAAACCGGCGACGATTAATTACAGCTATTCGGTGAGCATGGCGGTCGCGCTGTCGAGCAGACCGATTGCACGGATCGGACGCATCTGGGCCGATGGCAATTTGTTGCGTGGCAATGCCGGAGATTTGAAGGTCGACGCACAGCTTCGGATCTATACCGGAGAAGGCGACCAGCCGCTTGATCCGCTGATCGCGTCAGCTGAAACCGCCGGACAAGCTTCGGCGCATCGCGGGTTAGCCTATGCCATGTTCGAAGATTTGCAGCTCGCCGAATACGGAAACCGAATCCCATCGCTCACCTTCGAGATATTCGAACGCGAAGGATATGTCCCGGTCAGCGCGATATTCGAAGCTGCTACGGCTCGCGAGGTTCAGGCAACAACATCGCAGAATATTCAGGGCTTTGCATTGTCGGG